CTATCCCAGAACAGGCAGCTATCTCCTGTGGCTGTGTCGCTTGGGTTGGGGTATCCGAAACTCTGCCATGTCCACGGTCCGGTCATTGCCGGGGCTGTTGCGCAAAAAAGAGCACCGGCCCACATGAGATATTTGTTGTTAGGATTGACGGGAGATGGGTTGATCCAAAAGGACGGACGTCCGATACCGGCGCAGGAGAAGTCCTGCCCGGGAGGCCATCGCCAGGAAACCGGCGGATAGGGGAACCGAAAGACGTAATGCCAGTTGTACAGGTCCGAGGACGAGTACATGTACACGCTGCGGTCATCGGTGCCGCCGGAAACGACGGCTGTGTTGAGGTCCCATAGGCCCATCCAGTAAAGGCCGGTCCCGGTGTCGTAGAAGATGCTGGGGTGTGCGTTGTTCAGCAGCCGTCCGTCGTCGTCCCAGAGATCCTCGGACCAGTTGTTCGTGGTACTGAACCTCGTCGTGCCGGTGTCGGAGATGTACTGCTGGGGACAGGAGAAGACGCCGGTCGTCACGTCGCTGTAAACGGTTGTGGCGCTGGAATCGTAGGCGATCGCTTGAACGGCCGTGGTCTGGTTCGAGGGCAGCGTGATCGGCCCGCTGTAGAGCGAGGAGCTGGTGGTGGGCGCGGAACCGTTGCCGCCATAGAGAGGGACCGAGGTGAACGGCGAATAGACCGCGAGCGTGTAATAGATGCTGGCCCCGGTGGTCGGGGTGCTCAGCGTGATCGTGGTGCCGTTGGCGTACTTGCCCGCGGCCGGCGTGATCGTGGGACGGACCGGCTTCCAGCTTGGCGAGCCGCTGCTGATCTGTCCTTCGAAGCGAAGCTCTGAAAAAGCCGCCGGCCATTCCCTGTTGCGGGCGCGGAAATAGCGATACGCCGACCCCGCCGTGATCGGCAGCGGAACCATGTTGTAGCGGTTGTCGGCTTCACTGCACGATGTGCCCAGCGAGGTCCAGGTGGTGTTATTGTTCGATCCCTCGATCCATGCTTCCCTGGCCAGGTACTCTTTGGCGTTGTCCGTCTCCGCGCTGATCCATGCTCGGGTCAGCGTGGCCGTGTTCCCCGAGCCGATGTCGAGACCAGCCCATGCCTCGAAAGTGGCGCTGGACACATAGCTGGTGTCGAAGTTGCCGTCGCTGATGTTGGAGAGAGCGCTCGATCCGCTGTCGACAGAGATGTAAGTGCCCATCAGCTCGACGGAGTTGCCCGGCGACCAGGTGGGCAGGGAGCGGATGTTGGGAGGTTGAACGAAGTCGTAGAAGGATACGTCGTCGAAGTAGATGGCCGTGCCGGAACCGGTGATGCACACCCCGATCGTCGATTGTCCCGCGCCGTAGTAGGTGAAGGTGGATGAGTACTCGCGAGCGAGCAAGACCGTCGTTTGCACGCCCGTGTTCTGCCAGCTCGGTGCGCTCGATCCGCCGCTGACCAGCCAGTAGCCATCGCTTCGCTGGAAGCAGAGGGAAAAGACCAGCATGGAGGTGGTGCCGGTGCTTGAGCTGTAATCGAACCCGGGCATGGCGTCACGGACGGTAAACATGGTGCGATACCATGTTCCTGCGGTGAACAGGCCGGCCCAGTTGGCGGCTGAGATGCTGGCGATAGTCCCGCTTGGTGTGCTGATGTAAAGCACATTGGAGTTACCGCTGTTCGAGGCGATGTCACACCAGAACCAGTAGTCGTTCGACGGTCCAGCGCCTCCTGTGTTAAGGGCACCCGCGGTCCCTTGGGTCTGCACGCGGATATGGCCCATCGGGGAAGTCCATGAAGTAGGACTGCCGGTGTACAGCCACCAAAAATCCAGGACCGTGCTGCCGAAGTTCGCATCGGTTACACCATTCGCCCATGCCCATTCCGAAGTGGCGGACGACATTGCCATGCAAAGACTCTGGCTGCCTGAATGCGCATGGGCTGTGCTGGTCTGGACGGTTCCGCCCTGACCGTCGGTGAGACAGCTCCAGCCGGTCGGGAGGCTGGGCACGGTTGCGGAATCAAAGTTCTGGCTGTAGTACGTGGTCAAGGATCAGCCCAAGAATTTCGCCGCCAGCGCATACTCGATCGCCTGCCGGACGTGTTCCGCCGTGGTGCCGTGCTTGACCGCAAGGGCCTCGTAGCTGGGCGTTGTGGCCGCGTCGAGGCCGATCTGTTCGACGGAGGCCGCCCCGTCTTCCGTGAACACCTTGCTGCCGTGCCGCGGATGGCTGACCATCCAGGCCAGGAGGGGGAACGCATCCAGCGGCGGGTCGGGATGCTTGCCGCCGATGCAATCGGCCGTGCCGATGCATTTGAGTGAACCGAGATCGATTGCCGCGTCTGCCATTTCAGGCATCCCCTTCCGTCCAGGTGAGCGAGCTGATGGTCACGGTCCCGCCACTGGAGATCGTGCTCGAAAAGTTGATGTCGCCCGAGCCGACGGCGCACGATCCCTGGATCTGGGTGTGGGTGCCGTCGTCGGTTGAGCCGTCGATCACGCGGTAGTAGCCGGGCGTGATCGAGGCCGTAGCTGTTCCGTTCAGGGGCGTACCGCTGAGCGTGAGCACTCCGCCGGCCACCGTGCCCATCGTGCTCGAGAGCGCGATCCCGGCGGTGATAGCGGATGTCCCGGTCGGGGACGCCGTCTTCGACGGGGCCGAGCCGCTGTAGATCATCAGGTGGCTGGAGGCGCCGCATGACGTCGGGATCGCGCCCATCATCGTGGCGCGCACGGTGTCCTTGAGGTTGGTTGCCATACATTAACCTCGATCGGTATGAAGACCAGGACGACGGCGTCCCGGGAAGGGGTAGTCGGGCACGGATAGGCACTCGAGCAAGAGAGGCGGCCCGGGCGGCGGCGGCCGGTACTCCGGGCGCCGGCGATCCGGGTCCGCAACATCCCATGATCCGTCTCCGCTCAGCAATTGATGATCACGCCGAAGTCCGGACGGATGACGCCGAGGGCGTACCCGAAGTCCACCGTCACGAAGAGGGCCTGGTAGATGTGTACGTAGCTGACCATAACGCGGAGGGGGATTCCCTGCAGGTCGATGTAGCTGACATCAACGACATTGCGGGCCTCGTCGGGAGTGGCGATGGGCCGCAGCGCCAGGGCGATGGCGTACTCGTGGAGGGCCAGGTTGGTGTAAGCCTGGCGGGTCAGAGTGCTGCCGGAATAGGCGGTGGTCGGTGCCACGACAACAGTCGCGGACGTGTCGGAGGAGATCGTCGCGATCTGGCAGGGAATGACGGCGGGACTCGCCGCATCGTTCACCCAGTCGCCCACGTTGAGGTCTGCCGTGAAGTGTGTGCTGGTACCGGTCAACGTGGTCGTGGAGCTGCTGATGGTCCCCCGGATCACAGTGATCCGGCGTGCGGAGGTCGTGGCCGTGGCGCCGGCGTAGTTCGACCCGAGCACGAGAGCGGTGTTGTTCGTGATGCTCGAGATCGTGTACTGGGTCTTGGTTGGGTCGTTACCGAAGATCAGCGTGTTCGAGGTGGTGAGATCGGTGGTAAAGGCGCTGTTCAGGCCGGTCACCGCCGTGCTGCCGTTCGTCACGGTCACCTGGCCGTAGATGATGCTGCCGCTGGCGGTCGGCATCTGCTGATCCCAGACGGGCACGAAGTTGAAGGCGTTGGCGAGGGCCGCGTTCTCGCGGGCCTCCTTGGCGATCGCGGCCGACACGATCGACTCTTGTACCCAGGCCGTGTCACCGAGCATCTTCTGGTACACATTGTTGTGCACCATCAGCTTGAGCTTCTGCGCATCCTCGAGGGGGACCTTTTGATCCGCGAGGACGTTCCACGCGTTGAGCTGGTCGGTGACGAGGACTTCGCTCCTGGTCGCCCCGATGATGGGGGCATTGGAGTTGAAGTTTGACGGAGTAATCAGCGCGGCGATCTGACCGTTCAGATATTCCCTGGCCCGCTTGTAGAGGGGGTCGAAGAACTTCTGGGCCAGGTCTACAGCGGTCTGCCACTGCTCGAAATCCTGGAACTGCAGCGCGGAACCCGCCCGGGTCTGGAACACCAATGGGATGTAGTTCGGGTTGACCGAGGTCGCGGTGAGCTGGCCGTTGTTGACCGCGGTCAGGGGGCCCACGTCGGGGAAGTAGACGTCGACGGTCTTGCCGATGCGGGCGGCCTCGGGCTTGACGTCCTTGTAGACGGCGTCGAGCAGCGCGGTGCGCCCGACCTTGGCCTTGTTGTACTCGTCGGCCCCGGCCACCAGGGTCTCGAAAAATGCAGCGAAATTGTTCGCCATTGAGGCGGACTCCTAAAAAGGCCCGGGCCGGGAAGCCGGACGCGGGGGGACGAATTGAGAAAGAGGGGTTGGGTTAGAAACCAATTGAGCGATGGAACACGAGTTCCGCGATGTAGCGAGCGAAATTGAAGGTTGCAAGGTTGATGCGAGGATCGACTTTTGCGCGGTAAAGGATTGCCTGGACGCCATCCACGATCAATTGCCGATACTGCTCTCCGTGGGCCCTTACAAGATCCTCAATGTCCATGAGCCCACCTGAAGCACCCGAGAAAGAACGGTAGAATGGGACCAGGCCCGCACCGGTCGTCTGATCAACGACGGGGTGGAACGTCCGCTGCAGCTACTCTGCTACGCGAAGTCACGCTGCGGCTGTTTCACGGCAGGTCCCGCCTGCGTAGCCAGGTTTGGCCTGTCTACGGGCCTACTTACAGCCGGCTGCGGTTAGCCGGCCAGGCGGACTTATCGACGCCCGTCGGGGCGTTGCCCGCGGCATCATCGTGGGCCTGCCGTTGCTGGCTGCCGGTCGTGACCAGGCCGCCCATCGGGCGGGCCGGCCGGGTTTCGCTGCCGGGGGCCGGAGATCTGCCGGCGGCGGCGCGAGCGGAGTCGATTGCTCGGGACATGGGTCATCCTTTCAGCGGAACCGGCCCTCCCGGGCCGCATCGCCGATGAGTTGCTTATTCTTCGGATCCAGCATGAACTTCGGGTCGGCCCGCATCTCGGCGGTCACGATGGTGCCGTCGCCGCCCTGGTGCCGGGCTGACCGGCCGCCGCCGGCGGGGGACTCTGTCGGGGCGGGAAGTCCGTGCTTCTTGCCGGACCACTCGCGGGTCTGGCGCTCGGCGGCCTCGCGAGCTTCCCGCATGTTCGGCGGCTCGGGGCTGTTGAAGGCGTAGTCGGCGTCGGCTCTGAGACCGTCGATCAGCTGGGCGAGTTTTTGGTCGTCGGGCTCGTCCTTGTCCGCCTGGTACTCGGCAAGCTTCCAGAGGTGTTTGACTGCGCCGTCCTTGGCGCCTGACCTCTTGGCCAGCTCGGCGAACTTGTCGTACGCGGTGCGGTCGCGGATGGACTGCTTGAGCTCGGCGTTCTCGCGGGCGATGTCGCCTGGGTCCTGTACCTTGGCCTTGAGCTTGTCGCGTTCTGCCTCGAGCTGGCTCACGGAGTTGCGGTATTCGTCGCGCTCGGACGTGAGGGATTGGAGCTGGCTTGTGAGGTTGGTGATTTGCTCTTTGAGTATGCTGATTGCGGTGTTGTCGTCGTCATGAGGCATGAAGTGTGTTCCTGTGAAGGTTGTTTGGCGGCCCGGGGGAGTGCGGACCCGCGAATAGCGGGGCCGCACGAGATCCGGGTCCGCAATCCCCGGCAGGAAGCCGGGGCAGTGAGGCAGGGATGCCAAGCGGCCGGACGGACCGGCCGAGGTGCCGGAGCAGGATGCGACCGCAACTTGCCTGCGGCCCGTGCAGGGCCGCAACCATGGGCCAGCTGAGCTGGCCCGAGTGCTGGAGCAGGATGCGACCGCCTGTCCGGCCCCTGTGGAGCGAGGTCAGCGGTGATGAGCCAGGAACTCGGGCAGGCCGAGGTCGTCGACCAACTGGGCTTTGCGGCGGGCCTTGCGGGCGAGGCTCGCCAGGTCCTCGTG